TGAAAGATTACTTGGGATAGGTTTGTTGAGACAGAAAAAGAGGCTTTATCCATAAATAGTCAAATTAAAGATAAACATTGCTGGGTATTGTCTTTAGAGGGATTAAGAAAAACTTATGAAGATAAAGGGATTTGAATGTTTGAACAAGAAATGATGAATATACCAGTAGTTGAGGGTAATAGATTCTTTAGTACTGATTTTATTGATAAAAGAATACAATTCTTAAAAGATAATCCTGTTGAGGTTACCACTGATGGAGATTGGACTATATGGTTTGAACCTGAAATAAGACACGATTATAGAATATGAGTTGATGTTGCTGAATGATATTGATTAGATTCTAGTGTTATTGAAATTTTTGATGTTACTGATAATAAACAAGTAGCTGAATGGGTTTCTGATACTGCTGACCCTGATGAATTAGTTACTGAAATAATAGACGCTCATAATAATTACTTTAAAGCGTTGGTTGTCCACGAAAGAAATTCTGTTTGAATCGCTGTTACTTCTTTATTGAAAGAAAGAGGTTATACTGATATTATGCCCTTTGAGAAGAAAATGGACGTTGAGGGTAAAAACTTTATAAAGAAATACTGATGGAGTACTAACAGAACGACTAAACCTAAAATGTTATATGACTTAAAACATAGCCACGAAAAACAAGAAATAATTATTTATTCTCTTTCTTTATTGAAAGAAATGAGAAGTTATAGTAAGCTAGATATGCAATACAGGGCGTCAGACCCTACTGATTTTATTACAAGGCACTTTGATAGAGTGATGGCAATGAGTATTGTTAATCAAGCTAAAACCTTTGAGTGATTAGATTATTGAATGGTTCCATTGACTAAAAAAACTTTACCTTTTAAAACTAGTGAGGCTTATGCAGGGTCCGTTGCCTAGTGAGAAAAAAACAAACGAGTTGTTACAAATACCTAGTCCTAGTTTAGATTTACCTAAACAGGTTATTCTTGATATGATCAAGAAGTGGAGGATTATCGGTTGAGATTTTAACACTTTGAGTCAATCTGATTTTAAGACTAACTTTGAGTATTATCGTGGAAAGTTTATATCTGATAATAATATCCCTGATAAAAAGAGTAAAGTTGTAGATAATAGAATCTTTATGTCTTTAGAGACACAAATTCCAATGGTAACAGATAAACCTGCTGTGCCAGTAGTAAAAGATAGACACACTACACAATCTAAAAATGAGGGTAAAAATATAGAGAGGTTACACCAAAAGCTATTAACTTGAATTTATACGGAAAAAAGTTTAAAATTACAACAGAAATTAGAAAAAGTAATAAGACAATCTAATTTATATAAGAGTGCTTTTCTTAAATATTGATTAAAGGACGGAAAAATCTTTGTAGATTATGTTTTGCCTGATAAACTTTATATAGATAATACTGTTTATACTTTAGCTGATAGCGTGTTTGTTTGAGAGGATATTCTATTAGAGGCTTGAGAACTTTTAGAGAAATACCCTGAATCGGAAATACAAATTCTAGATAAAATGTGAGAAAGCTACAATACTGGTACTAAAATAAAGATAACGGAATGGCGGACTGATGAGTATTTATTTATTACAATGGAAAACGACACGGTATTATTAGAGGCTAAGGAAAATCCTTTGTATATTAAAGATAAAGGGAAAGAAAAAACAAGTAATGCTCTTTATGACCAACCTAGAAAACCTTATATCTCTTATAATGTTTACAATATAGGTGATCAAGTTAGAGATACCACTACTAATCTTGAACAGACTAAAGCTTTACAAGATGACTTAAATAGTAGATTAAGACAAATATCTGATAATGCTAAAATTACTGCCAACCCTCATTTAAAAGTTGTTTGATCAACAAAAGAGACTGTTGTTGAATGGAATTCTGAAAAAGAAGCTGGTGATGCTCTAAGATTAAAACCTTGAGATGATGTTGCTTATCTTAATCCTTGAAATTTACCAAATTATATAATGAATACTCTTATTGATTTAAGGGCTGAAATAGATAACATTTGGGGTATCCACTGAACGAGTAGATGAGAGAAAGGAGGTGCTGAAACTGCTACTGGTAGGGAGATTCTTAGCAGTAGTGACCAAGGGAGACAATCTCCTATTGGTAGATGATTAGAAAGAATGTTAGTTGATTTATACGATGCGTTTACTCATTTAGTAGATAAATTTTATTTAGAAGATGATTTAGTTCCCTTTTTAGGTAAAAAAGAAGCTAAAGAGTATTTAAAGTTAAGAAATAACAATAAGTGAGATGGTTTAGAGATACAGGTCGTTCCGTGAAGTACTTTACCAGATGATCCTATTGCGATTAAAGCTCAATCTTTAGAGCTAATGAATGCAGGAAAGATTACAGTAGAAAAACTTTATGAAAATCTAGGTTTTGAGTCTCCTGAAGAGGAAGCTAAAAAGTTTTATCAAGAACAGGCTGTAATTGAAAAAGAACAACAAAAGATATTAGCTGAATGAGAACAAGCAAAAGCTAGTGCTGAAAGTGGGCAAAATCAATTGGCAGGGATAGAACAACAGATAAATCAAATGCAATAGCCCTTTTAAGGGATTATATATATTTTACTTCCTCCTTATGGAGTGTTAATCAAAAAAAATATGTCCGTTGAAAACAACGAGTTAGATGGTAATGATGGTGGACAAACACCAAATACCCCACCTGCAAGTGGAGAGAGTTGAAATGATAAATTGGCTAATCACTATAACTCTGAAAATAATAACCAAGCCTTTGCTAAAATGAGAATTCAAAATAAAGAAAATCAAAATAAAGTTGCTGAATTAGAAGCTAAACTAGCTGAAAAAGATTCTAAACTAGCTGAACTCTCTAAATCTAAATCTGATAATACTTCTAGTAATAAAGAGCAGTTTAATGAATGGATACGAGAGAAAGAGGAGGCTAAAATACAAGCTACAGAACAAGCTAACCAACAAGCTAAAAAAGATATAGCTTCACTAAAAGAACAGGGATTTTCTGAAAATGAATTATCTGAAATAATTGATTTAAGAGTTAATTATACTAAGGATTTAAAGTCGGCTGTTTCTTTATATAAAAAGAACATCACTTCTTGAAATTCTAAAATGAAAGCAAATGCTAATGGTAATTTTAATAGCCAATGACAAATTCCTAAAGGATTTGGAAATAATGATAAAAACATTTCGTGAACTGCTTTTGAGAATGCTCGTAATTCTTTAAAAGAGATGGTAAGCCGTTAAAGTTTTAACATTGTTTTTTTATCTTTTTAGGAAATATTTATTTCTTTAAAATTTAAAATATATGGCTATAAACATGGCGTCTAGCTACGGCAAAGATGCACAACAGACAATGCAAGATATGGTTTTGCCTGGTATTTATGACCAGGTTACAACTGATAATCCTTTATTAGGTCTTGCTCTAAAAAACGCTAAAGGTAAAATGTTTGGTGGGAAACAATTAAGAGTTCCTATTAAATATAAAAACACTGGGCAAGGTGGTTTTTATTCAGGATTAGATACTTTCAAGACAAATAAAATTAGGACTAAAGATGCAATGCTTTTTGACCCTAAGTTTTTATATCAATCAATCACTTTAGAAAATACAGAAGTATCAATGTCAGGGACTGCTAACAATGCGGTAGATATAATTATGGATGCTATTGAGGAAAATGCTATTGAGATGGGAGAAAATTTAGGAATTGCTTTACATGGTACTGGATTGGGTAGTGATGGCAAAGCTATTTCTGGTTTAATTGCTGGTTGTGATGATGGTACTATTGTTTCTACTTATGGTGGATTAGACAGAACCGCTGGGGCTGGTACTGCTGGAAATAGTATTAAAGGACACTTAGACGCTACTGCTTATACTACTGGTGGTACTAAGTTTTCTTTAACTGCATTAAGGACTTTATTAGATAGTTGTGATAATGGAAAAGAATTAACTGATTTAATGCTTACTTCTACTAAGGTTTTTAATATTATAGAAGCGTTATTACCAACAGCTACTTTAAACTATAGCCCTTGAACTGCGACTAATGTTACTACTCAAGCAGGACAAGTACCTGCAATGACTGCGTACGCTGGATATAAACAGATTTTTTATAAGGGGATACCTATTATAAAAGATAAACAGATGAACTCTGAAAATGGGACTGATGACCATTTATTTGCTATTCATACTCCTGATTGGATTTTTCCTTTGGTGGATATGTATAATGCTAATATTCTAAATATGGTACAAAACATTTTGAAAGGAGGTATTGAAAATACTAATACAAATATGGGAGAGCGGAAAGGATTCTTCATGACTAAATTTAAAGAACCTGCGGATCAAGGAGCAAATATCGCACAACTTTTATTTGGTGGTAATTTCATTTGTACTTCTCCTAGAAATAATGGTTATTTCTCAAGTATTAATGGATAGTTTCTTTTTTAACTTTTTATTTATTAAACTAAAATTCTTATGCCTTTAGGTCTTCCTACTGTTGTTGGAGAGGGGAGTGGTAAATTCCCTTGAATAGTTGATGTTACTTTAGTTATTGCTGCGGCAGGGACTACTATTACTTCTGCGAGTAATACTGCTTTAGTTGGCGGAAAGCTTTTATCTGTTATCTGTAATGGTGATTCTGATGCTATTGTTGAAAGTGTAGTTTTTAATGATGCTACTGGTGCTGTTACAATCACTACTGCGACTGCTCAAACTGCTGAATGTACTTATACTGCTTTAGTTGCTAGAGCCAACGGATAGTTGATAATTTGGTAGGGTAATTTATATTACCCTACTTCTATTATTTATTATTCTTTCATAAAAAACTATGAAAAATTTTACTAAACCTGATGTTAATTCTATTTCTAAACCTTTAGTTAATGTCTCTAAGAATATTTTCTATTTTGTTATTGGTGGAAACTTACTTGCTGAAATGCAACCTTGAGATGTTGTTTATGCTACTCCTTGAAAAATAGAGATAGGAGCAAACCAAATAGCTAAAGAAATGACAATGAAAGATGTTACTAAAAGAGTACATCAAACAATGAAAAAAACAGGGAAAGGACAACATGAACTTAATATTCTTTTTGATTATGTTCTTTTTGATAAATTAAAAGAAAAATGTTTATCTGAAGAGGTGGCTAATTATCCTAAAATGAACAAAAAGGAATTAGCAGAAATAGCTACTGAAAAAGGTTTAACTGTTACTGATGACACTAAAGAAACTTTAATTAAAAGGCTTACTTTATGAAGCGTGTAAAAATTCTTGAAAAACTAGAAAAGACCATCGCTCTTTTAGAGATTAAAAAGAAAGAGATGATAGCTAAGGAGGCTATCTCTATAGATAGACTTAATGCGTTGTCTCTTGAAATTTCTTCTGAACAGGAAAAACTAAATGTGTTTAAAACTGAATATGCTAATCTTGTTTCTATGCAGAAAAAAGATATTAATAGTCATCATTTAGGAATTATTACAGAATGTTCTAACAATAAAGAAGAAGCTAAAAGGCTTATTCTTCGTGAAGAAAAACTAGAAGAGGATTATCAATACAAGTTATGAAGATTAAATACTTTAATCTCTGACAATAAAATTAAAGAGAAAAATATCCAAAAAGAAAAAAATGAGTTAATTTATCAAAGGTCTTTATTGAAAAGATGACAAGAAAAGTTAAGTATAAACCTAAAAGAATGTGATTCTTTAAAGAAAGTTTTAGAAAAGAAAGAAATTTTTATAAAAAATTTAGAAGAAGAAAGTTTTAGGATTTATGAATATAATAAATCTCAAAGTAAATTCTATAAAGAGAAATTTAATAAATTATCTAAAAGGGAAAAAACCTTTAAGAAAGAACAAAAAGAGGTTCTGAAAGATATTACTAATCGTGAATTAAAAATAAAGGATCAATGGAAACAATTATTATCTGCTAAAAAATATTTGGAAAAATGACAAATGAAGAAATAATAAAAAATGGTAAACCTGATGAACATATGATTCCTTTGGGGGATTATGTTGTGATTGAAAAAGGCGATGAGTGTGCAGGAGTTACTAAAAGTGGTATAATTTTAACTAATCCTGAACCTGATGAAAAAGAGTTTGGAATTTTAAAAACTTTTTGACCTGATTGTAAAATTGTAAATAAAGATTTAGTCGGAAAAATTATTGTAACTCGTAGATTGGGAAAGGAACGGAAATATAAAAAAGATAATACTGAATATTTTTTATGTCCTGAAACTGAAATAATCGCTTATTATGCGTAAACAGAAATTCTTTATAAACGATTTTAGTGGTGGTATCCTTGCGGACACAACTAAACAGTCACTTAACTCTTTTAAACAAGTTAAGGGGCTTGATATTTGGGGTGAACCTTGAAAGTTGTTATTAAATAAGAAATTTAAAGAAACAGCTTATTCTAGCTGGTCTGATAGTATTACTTCTTTTGGGTATTATGTTTCTGAATGAAAATTCTTTGCAGGAGATAGGGATTGAAAATTCTATTTTTCTACTGGATTAGACGATTGGACATTATCAACTCACACTGATGTTTGATATATTGATTGTAAAATGTTTTTAGAATATCAAGGGTATTTCTTTTATTGTAAAAATAATGATATTTGATATTTTAATGGAGTTGCCTGAACTGATGATTATCTTTCTAGTGTCCTTTGAGGTAGTTTTGAAAACGGGAATGGTAATCATATAATGGTTAGCTTTAACGAGAAACTTTATATTAGTGATGATAATGTTGTTGCTGAAATAGATGGCTCTTCTGGAAGTATTGGTGCGTGGATATTTACTAAGCAAAAATGCTTGTTAGAGTTTTGAGAGGAGATAACAGCAATGGTTGTACTAAATGGTTATATCGCTATTGGTACTAATTATGGTTGATTTTATCTTTGGGATTGAGAGAGCGAGGGTGCTAGGCAAGAGATAAAAACTTGACTATGATCTATTACTGCAATGATAGAACATCAAAATACCTTATTTGTTGTTTTTGCTAATAATGGAGATACTCCGCAATATATTTATCAGTATAATGGTAGTGATTTTATCCCTATTGTGCAATTTCCTAAAAATAGTTTTGGGTGATTTGATAGATTTTTTTGAAGTCTTAATTGATTATTTGAATTTAAAGATTGATTAATATTTAAAAGTGTTACCTCTAATGATTCTTGATCTATTGGTTGCCTTTATGTTCTTAATAAATGACCTAAAACTAGTTATGCCTTAACTAGATATTGAGAATATTGAAATGAAGGGAATATTGAATGATTTTTCTGCAAAGGTGGTGATATTTTAATAAATTATGAAGATGATTCAAGTGATCAGGTTGTTGCCTATACTGGCACTGGTACTTCTTTAAAATCTCTTGATGAAGAATTAGAAACTTTAAATTATGAGGTTATCAACACTAAAGGTTTTAACTCTTTAATTCAATCAATAATGATAGATGCTGATGTGGATTGAAATTGTGATGTTCAGTATTCTTTTGATAATTGAGATTATACCACTGCGGTTAGTTTGGATTATAACCAACCTTATAGAATTGATACTAGGTGTCATTTCTTTTCTATAAAACTAACAAATATTGATGAGGGTGTTACTTGAATAAGAATTTACTAAATGATTAGAAACAAACAACAACATTGACATACTGGGATAATGGCTGATTGCCAAAAAATAAAGTACAATAATCTTTTAAACACTCCTGAAGATAAAGATTATTGTACTTCTTTTTTATCTGCTGATTTAGATATTCCTTATCCTAGTTATTTTAATTGATTAATTCTCCCTTTCGATTCGCACAATACAAATAATGATGAAATGAAAGTTACTAGTGGTAGGATTATTATTGATACTCCTTGAACTTATTCTATAAATGCTAACATCGCAGCAAAAGCCTATACTGATGATTTTAACTGGATGAGACCTGTTTTGTTGATAAATTGAGTACAGAAACTTGATATTTTTATTACTATGAACCGTCAAACAACATTATCTTTTTATTTCCCTTGTACAGTTTTAGCTAAAGGGGATTATGTTCAGTTAAGGGCTAAATGATATAAAAATGCGACAATTCTTTGAGGTTTAACTTATACTAATTTATCTGTTAAATTACTACAATAATGCAAAATCATCGTCATACTGGATTGTGAACTGATTGAAAAAAGGTAGAGTTTAAGAATATTATAGGAAAACCTTTATGCACTCACCCTTTCGCTTTTTCTTATTTTCCAACCTCGCAAAGTTTGTCTTCTTCAGTTTTAACTAAAGTGCTATTCACTGAATGAGTTTTTAAAGGGATTGTTCTTGTTGCTGGAAACGGGTTTAGAATTTTCGTTAGTGGTCTTTATGAAATTTCCTTTAATATTTCTTTTGATAGTCAAACTGTTTCTGTCTCTAATTCTCATTGTGAAGTTCTTAAAAATGAAGCTGATGTAGTTCTAGAAATGGATGTAGCTGTTAGTGGTGCTACGCTTAACAAAACTATTACTAATGTTTATCTTGAGGCTTGAGATGAATTGACAGTGCGGTGTAAGATTGTTTGAACTGGAAATATTACTTGTGGGAAATGAAATACAAATTTTTCTTTAATAAAAACTTAATGAAAATAAAACAACATAGTCATTCCTGAAAAACTGGGGATTGACCAAAAATAGATTATAAAAATATTACTAGAAGAGATGATGATTTTTTGGGAAACTATTGTTACTCTACTGTTAATTCTTATGAGATTACTCTTTCTTCTACTTTTTCGCAAATAGCTTTTTTTGAGTCTAGTACAAATACTCCGTCAATGGCTTGATCTTCGATGGATATTCCTGTTGATGGAGAATATTGTATAGGATTACATACAAAAAGTACTTGATATACTTATACTTCTGCTTTTTCAGAAGTGGAAATTAGAGTTAATAATTTAACAACCATAGAAATAATTTGATATAGTAAGAGCATTATTTATAGCAGTTATGCTTATTTGTCTAATTATGTTGGTATTAGTTGAATTAGTCTTAAAAAAAATGATATAATAGAGGTGCGGTATAAGGAAGATTGAACGACTATCAAGGTTAATGCCAATCTTTCAGTAGTTAGAGTTTGATAATTTAAAAATAAACATTTATGAAAACTTTTTGAGAAGTCTTTAATACAATAGTTTTTCTTTGAGGATTTACTGGGACTACTTTTACTGGTACTACTCCTATTGTAGCGGTTCTTAAAAGTTTAATCTCACAATCTCATAAAAGGATTGTTATTGAATGAAAAGATTGGCAACAAGAAAAAGTCTGAACAATTACTACTGTGGTTGATCAAAAACTTTATGATTTTCCTGATGATTTTAATAGAATTAAAAGGCTTTTAAATCAAGATAATAATCCTTTAACTGAAGTTCCTCCAACTTATTTTGATAGTTTAAATATTTGAGAAAGTAACACTATTGGTAGTTTAGCTAGTGTTTATTCTGTTATTGAGGGAAAACTAGCTTTATATCCAATCCCTGATAGTATTGTAGAATTATCAATTTATTATAATAAAATAACTCCTACCCTTACTGCTATTGATGATGAATTATCTATAAAAGAATGATTTGAAATGTTATTGGTTTATGATGTTTTATTAGAGATATATCCTCAAAGAGAAGACCCTAATCTTTATTCTCTTTGGGAGAGAAAATATGATAGGTTATTTCAATTGTATAGTGAAAATGCTGATGGTGTTTCTGATTCTATGCTTTTAAAATATACTCCTAGTACTCCTAGAAACCCTAATGATTATCCTACTAATATAAGTTAAATAATTTATGTCTTTATTAACAAGAGCTAAAAAAGAATTGAATGTCGCTCCTAAAGATAGTGCAAGATATGAGGAGGCTCAAAAGTCTTATCAATCTGCTTTAAATGCTCCCAAAACTTTTAAACCTATTCGTAGTAATGTTTCAACTAATAGTGTTTCTAATCCTATAAAACAAGTCAAAAAAGAAGTTACTTCTACAAATCCTACTCCTCCTTGAACTCTTTCAAATTGACAACAAGCTACTTATAATTCGGTAATGCAGGAGTATTTAAATAATACTACTTCTGCTGGTGAACAATCAGCTAAAAACGCTTTAGCTACTTTTTATAATCAAGAGGTAAATACGGCTTGAGATTTAAATAAGCTTAAATGAACTGATCAATATAAACAAGCTAAAGAAAATGTTGGTGCTTATAGTGGTGCTGTTTCAGATGTAGTGAAACAACAAGAGGGGTTAAAAAAAGAACTAGAAAGACCTTGATTAGGGTTTACTACTGCTGAAAGAACTAGAATACAAGAAGCTAGAGGTGGGAAATTACATGATAGGCTTATTGAGTTAAGAAGTGGTTTAGAGTCCGCTCAATGAGTTATAACCGATCTTGATAAAAACTACTTACAGCAAGTAGAAATGAGACAAAAGGATAGAATCCAAACAGCTCAAAACCTTGAAAAGATGATTGAATTATTGGCTGTTCCAAAAGAGCAAAAAGAGATGGCTAAAATGTTATTAGAAAGAAAGTTAGATGCTTTAGATAAACAAGAAGAAAGAGAATATGAGATTTATGAGTCACAAAGGAAAGACCAATCTGAACTAATGCAATTTTACAATAAAGAGCAAATTAAATATTGATTTAAACAACAAGAAATAGTTGATGAGGAAATGCGTAAAAGTTGAGAAATTACAAGTAATAATCCTATTGTGATAAAAGATAAAATTAGGGGTAGAATTGAAGATGTAATGAAAAAAGAGGAATATAAAGGTGTTCCTTTAGAGTGGGGTGTTAGTGGTCATGTTGATTCTATTTATAATAGAGTTATAAACTGACAATCTTTAAATGAGGCGATAGTTGAAGACCTAATTGATCCCTTAAACCAAAAACCTATTGTAAAAAGTCGTTATAATCAAGTACTGCAAAAGGAACAACTTAATGAATTGACAATGAAAGGAAAAAAATTAGATATTGCTAAAAAATCTCAACAACTAATGTGAAAAACTGCTAATGGGAAAGATGATGAAGATCTTCGAACAATTACTACTAGGGAATATTCTACTCCTTGAGGGATTTTAGAAAGTGAATTTATTTGACCTATTTCTAAGGGGGATGATGAGTTTATACCTGTAACCGTTCAAAGAAAATGAGATAAAGTACAGAGAATAACTGAAAGAAGTAAATCTGCTGATGAAAAAGAAGTAGATTTTTCTACTGGCAGCACTGAAATTGCTTGACCAAAATTTATTCCAATAGATGGATAATTTATATTTTTATATGAATATATAGATGGCTAATAATGTTTATCCTTTAGCGGAGTCTTATAATAAAAAGCAAGGATTTAGTTCTCGTTATGATGATAATAATGAGAGCTACACTCCAAATATTCCTACTCAAAATTTAACTGGTGGTGGTTCTACTATTCTTTGAGGACAAACAAAACAAGAGTCTTACACTCCTATTTTTTGACCTCCTGCTCCTGAACAAAAAGAGGAAACCTTAAAAGATAGACTCCAAACGACTGTAAAAACGGTTCTTTCTCCTATTGATGAAGTTTATAATAATTTCCAAAACGAAAAATCTAAAGGGAAGGGTAATGCTGATATTCTTCGGGAGAATGCAAACAAATGATGGGATTATACTAAAGAAGTTTTTAATGCTATTTGAAATGATTTTGGGAAAAATTTTGATACTTTTGTTGATAGACAAAAAGAAGTTTGACCAGCTCAAACTTTTTATGAAGCGGTAGGGAAAGGTACGACTAAGAAAGTTATTAGTTATTGATATAAAATAGGTTCTTCACTTCTTGAATTAGGTGTAAAAACTTTAAAACAAAGTTCTTATATAGCTGGGACTAAACCTTTAACTGATTATCTTCAAACTATTGATAATGATATTGACGAAATACAAGCTGATATTCAAAAAACTTGGGAATTAAAATGAGTTGAAAATATGGCTGAGTTCCCTGTAGAAATGGCAGGTGCTGTTTGAATTACTAAGTTGTTTAAATCTACATATTTCCCACAATGAGGAATGATAGCGGAGGTTTTAAGTTGAGTTTGAGAGGGTGGTGTTTCCGCTCTTTTTGATACTCTTAATGAGGAAAACCCTACTTATCAAGGTTATTTCACTCGTTTTGCTTTAGATGCTTGATTGGGTATTTTAGGGGATTTAGTAACTGAAGCTGCTTGACCTATATTGAGAAAATGAATATCTACTGCAAAGGGAGAAAAAACAACAAAGATAGATTTAGATAAACCAAAAAAAGAAGATTGAAAAGAAACTTTTAAAGTGAACCTTTTTGATGAACCTGAAAAAGGAAAACCTTGAGAGTTTAGCGAATTTGATAAAAAGAAAAAACTTACTCCTGATGAAAAAAGAATTTTTGATATTGCAGTTCAAACTTCTACTGCTTTCAATAAGCTTTTAACCTCAAAGGATTTAATCCAAATAGCTAGGTTTGCGGAAGAAAATCCTTGAAAAATAAAAGATTATAAAATTATTGTTAAATGAAAATTACAAACTATTTGAAAAACCATTAAAGATTTTGCAAAAGGGTTTAAAGAAGAGATAGATAGATCGGCTTGAAATTCTTTATCTTCTAACCTTGCTGGGGAGGTAGATAAATTTGGTAGAGCTATAAAGGCTTGATATAAGAAGTCTAAAAGTGGTTGAAAACCTAAAACAGAAGAATTATTATCTGACTTAAATCCGACTTGATGATTATATGTAGATTATAATCCTACTAAAATAAATAAAATGAGATTGGCGGATAATATAACTACCCTTGATAAAACTTCTTGAAAGTCTGCGAACGATTTCGTTACAATTTACAGATGAACTATTTCTGCACAAAAAGAAATAGTTCCTTGAGATTTTATAACTACTAATTATGAATTAGCTAAGTCTTATACTTGAGATTGAACTATTTTAAGTAAAGAGGTTAAATATTCTGATATATTGGACGATTTAGAAGAACCATTATGAGAGGAATATATTTATAGACCTTATCGAAAAGATAAGCCTAAAACTTCATCAGTTGCTTTATCTTCTTTATGAGTTTGAGATTTAGGGAGGGTTTGAAAATGAATATCCGCTGGAATAAAAAAAGTAAAAGAATTTTCTAGTGTTGATGATTTAAAAACTAGAGCTGAAAAACTAGAAACGCCAATAGAATTCGCTTTAGGGAAACAAGCTAAACAAGCAAAAAAAGTAGAATTATTTATGGAGGAAATTACTACAAGAGTAAATAAATCAAAGATAAATGAAAAAGAAACAACTGAAATTTATAACGCTATTGATGATCCAGAAAAATATTCTATTAGTGAAAGTACTTTAGGGAAAATAGGAGGAGATATAAAAGAATTAGTAACAGAACTTAATGTAAATCTAAGGACTGAAAAACAAGATTTATGAATATTAAAAAAGGCTTGGTCTGATGACAAATATTTAACAACAATTTTAGAACAATTTGATTGATCAAGACCATCTGCGGAACAATTAACAAGTCTTAAGGTTGCTGGATTAGATACATTTCAAAATCAATTATTAACTGGGCAATGATTATGAGGTGGTAGATTGTCTGCTAAAATAAAAGAAAATCCTAGATTGTTAGAAACTGCTGATGCTAGAGATGCTGTTTTAAAAGAGTTTTGATTAAAAACAAAAAGAGATTTTTTAGCTTCTTTAAAAGCTAATACAGAATTAACAAAAAGGGTTACTTCTAATAGAATCTTTAATGAGAATTTAAGAAAACTTTCAGAATCAAGAAGTGATGTTATTGAGGCTTATAACCCTGAAGATGTTATTATTATGAGGGAAAAGGTTAGAAATTCTCTTAATATAGCTAAAGATAATCTTTTAAATACTCTTAGAAAAAATAAATTAATAAATAATGAAAAGTTTAAAAAACTTAAAGAGAAAATAAAATTAGGAGAAATGGAAACAATAACTGAACTTAGGGAGTCTTTTAATAAAAGGAAAAAAGAATTTTCTAATTTATTAAAGGAGGCTAGAAAAAAAGTGTCTGAAAAAAATTTAAAATTAAAAAAAGAAACTCAACAAAAAATAAAAATTGAAAAGGAAAAATCTTTCTTAGAAATAAAGACTGCTAGGGAAAATATTCTTAATCAATTAAAAAAAGATAAAAATATTAGTGATGAAAAATTTAAGAAAATAAAAGAAAAAACAAAAGAAATATTTAATACAGTTTGAAAGGAATTAGAAAAAGAATATTGATTATGAATTGATTCTGTAAAAAAATATCTTAATGATATTGAAAGTGTAATAAAAGAAGAAAAGATAGAATTAACAACAATTGCAAAAGAAATAATCGCTGATATAAAAAAAAATACTATTGAATCTTTTAATAATATAAGAGAAAAATTAGTTTTAGAATTAGCGAAAGAAAAGGATTTAAATATTGAATGATTTAATAAACTTAGAGAGGAAATAAAAAACAAACAATTTTCTTTAGAAAAAGATATAAAAGATGATATAGATGTTTGAAGAAAAGAAGTGTCTAGTTTTATAGAAAATTTAAAATCAAAATTAAAAGAAGAAAACATTTTTTTAACTAAAGAAGTGAAAGAAAAAATAGAGGCAGAAAAAGAAAAACATTTAAAAATGTTAAAAAATGAGGAGGGTAAAATTACTATTCCTAGAGCTAAATTAGAAGATCAAGGATATAAAGATTTAGGGAGGTTAGAAAGTGAACTTAGGGGAATTATGGTTAAGAAAAAAGATTATGAAGCTGTTAAGGAATTAATAGCAGAGATGGATCCATCTAGTTGGGAAGATATGGCAAAAGTAATAAAATTAACACAAGCTACTTGAGATCTTTATCAAGTCTTACAGGCAGTAAGGTCTGCTCTTGCTTTAAACGATTTTGCTTGAGTGTGGGATTTCTTAAAAGTTATTGCAAAAAAGCATTGACTAACCGCTATTAGGATAATAAACGCTGCTGAATTTATCCAACAATGAAAAACTAAAGATTTTGATATTGATTTTTATAATAAAAATGCATCTATTGATCCGTCAAAAATGTCTAATTTTATGAAAGTAGTTGATTATGTTTGACAGAAAACAGATTTACCAATATTAAAAGAGTTAAAGGGTTCAATAGCTAAGGGGTTATGAAAATTAGAAAAATGGCAGTGGGAAACAATAATGATTCCTTTAAAAACACTTTCACGGGAAAGAAAATTAGCTACTTTAAAAAAACAATTTCCAGATACTCCAGTAAGAGAATTACAAATAGAGGCTTGAAAGGCAGTAGATGATTATTTTTGAGGGCAACAATGGAAAAAATTACAAGCGAGAAATCCTAAAGCGATGAGTAATTCAATGCAAAGAACTGCTAGAATATCTATTTTTGCTCCTGATTTATTGATAAGTTATTTAAATGTTACAGGAAGAGAAATAAATCCAAAAACTTATTTAGCAAATACTCCTAGGGCAAAAATAGGAAGGCAAGCTGTCTTTAGAAAAATAGTTTATTGATTATGAATAGTTAATGCTTTAAGTTTTGCCTTAAATGGACGCTCTGCGTTCGAGAATGATGATAAAAATTCTTGGTATAAACTACAAATAGATAGTATGAAAGATGAAAAATGAAACCCCTATTATGCTGATGTTATGGGTAATATGGGTCAAACTTTTAATTTAATAAATCGTACACCTCAAGCTTTGGCTTGAAAAATATGAGGAATTGGGAGGTTTGCTAAATCTTTTTGAAGTCAATATTGATTAGATTTTTCTTGATTTACGCCCATTCCCTTCAATATCCAATGATTTTCTGAAAAATTAATTAAAGGAATAGTTGGAAATGAAGAGGCTGAATTTTGAGTACCTGAAGAATTAAGTGATGCTTGAAAAATAGCTTTAATGGAGTTCTTTTGATTATCTGGTAATTTTAGTTCGTGAAAAGCAAAATATGCTACCAAGAGAGATGTTATAGAAGATTTGTTATGACGAGAGTGGGAAACTGCCGCTAAGAATTTCGCCAATTCGTTTATGTGATTACCAATTGAATCTGTATCTGATAGAATGCAAGACTGGATACAAGATGAAGAATTTTCAAAAGTTTCTGAAATAAAAGAGGCTTTAGGGGAAAGTTGAGATTCTAGTTTTAACAACGCTGTAAAAAAAGAATATAATATTTCTAGTGTTTGATTTAATCCGCTTTGAGAAGATATTAAAACTGATATAAAAAATGTAAAATCAATGCCAAAAGAAGTAAGGTCTTTATTTTTGGAAAATAAAACTAGGGCTATTTCTTTAAATAAAGCTGATTTTATAGTAAACTATCCTAAAGTAAATAAAACTGATTATTGAGCTTTCTTAAAAACGATTGGGGCTAGTGAGAACTGAAAGGCTACTTGGTCTCAATATTATTCTTATGCTAGATATAAAGCAATTCTTGACTGAAAAGATAAAGAACTAATCCCTTCTAAAATGCCTAAGTGATGGAGGGGGCAACAACTTTAAATAATTAAATAAAGAAAATATGGAGTTTATAAATTTTTGTCTAATAATTGTTCTTTTTGTTGCTGTTTTTAGAGAGTTTAGAAACCCTGCTAATGATCCCCTTAAAAAGAAAACCACAAAAGAAAAACCATTAAAAGAGAAAACCATTAAAGAAGATGACGATTACGGATTAGTCTCTTTCAGAAAAACAGAATGAGAAAAAACTTTTGAAGAAATAACTAAATCTTAATCAAGAAAAGTAATATGAGTGAAGAAAACGCTGAAAGAGATGATAACTTTGAGGCTTCCACTATGGGGGAAGACAGTACAGATAATTCTAAAACAGTTGCTTTAGAGATAGATCCTGCTAGTGGTGGTGTTATGGTTGAAGATGTTTAATTTTTATAAAAATATTTTATGGTAGATTCTATTAGAGATAAAAATTTTGTTCCTGTTTTACTTTGAGTTAGTTCAGAAAATCCTGAAGTGGCTTTACCTATTATGGTTAATCCTGT